GGATCGGGTGATCCTCCACAGGTACTTGGTATAGTCGGAGATTTTTATCTTGATGCAGACGCTGAAAGAGTGTGGGAAAAAATCTCTGGGTCTCCCGATACATGGATAGTAGATATCGATCATCTAGGCGGTACGGATGGCAATCTACATAATTGGATATTCCAAGATTCCCCAACTAAACCAAATGTTCCGGATCCCTCAACGGGTATTCCAGCATCATGGACTGATATAGTTCCGGTTTCACCTACCACCCTTCTTTGGGCTACTATTGGAATTAAAGCTGGTAATATTGGAGACTTTATTTGGGGTAATGTAATACAGTTATCCGGGGACGTTGGACCTACAGGTCATTCTATATACCCAATCTATGCTATAGATGAGAATGGTACCAATGCATCATTAATACAAGGGGCAAGAACGTATGTAAATTTCTACGAGTCCCCTACGATTATAACCGAAGCACATTTGACGGCATCATTTCTTTCGGGTTTAACATTTGTTAAAATTGCTGGTGGTAATATATATCCAATTTATGCCGCAGATGAGGACGGTTTAAATGCATCATTAATTCCCTCTTCATCTAAAATGTGGGTAAATTTCTTCGAATCTGCTACATCAATAGTCGAGAATGACCTAAGCAATAACGGGGGAAGTATTAATGTTACCAACCTCTTATATATACAATACATAGGAACTAATGGTGACGAAGGCCTGTCAACTTATACTTATACTGTATATACCAAAACTTCTTCTGTTTTAGGTTCTGCTGATAAACCATACGGCGGATCGTTTAATTTTGGAACTAATCTTCCTACCGAGCCTCCTCCGCAATCTGCGACTGTTACTTGGTATAATAATCTCGAGGACATCCCGGCTTCAACAGATCAGTTATGGTCTTCTCGGGCAATAGCCACAACTGAAGGGGTAACGGGGATATCTACAAATACCTTAGTTTGGTCAAATCCGATTAAAGGTGCTCTAGATGGTATTAATGGTCTATCAAAATATACGTGGCCAGTATATCTGAGATCCCCAACTACCCCCTCAAAACCAGTCGGTGGATCGTTTAATTTTGGAACTAATATTCCGACACCACCAGTCGGTGGTTGGTCTAATAATATTCCATCCGTAGGCACCGATCAAATTTATCAATCATATGCCATAGCTACTATCACTGGAGCTACAGATACATGGGACGCAACAGGATTAAATCCGAACCCATGGTCTACACCGGTTCCTTTTATTAGAGATGGTGCAGACGGGATTGATGGTGGTGCAGTTGCTCAATTATCAGTCTACACTAGATCAGCAACTCCCCCAGTCCCATTAACCCCCAATGGTGGTACATATGTATTTTCTACAAATACATTAACCGCACCTACCGGATGGTCTGCATCTATACCCAATGGAACAGATCCACTATATCATTCTATTTCGAATGTTTCTAATAAAGACGAGAATGACGTATTTACAGACACAGTAACCCCGCTTTGGTCTTCTGGGGAAATTATATCGGGGAGTGATGGTACTGCAGGTAAATCGACTTTCTTATATCCCGTATATATGAGGTCAGTGGGTACCCCAGCGACACCGATCGGTACAAATGCCCAAAGAGGATCGTACCATTTTGGTAATAATGTCGGAGTTCCCCCATCAAATCCAAATCAATGGTATAACAGTATACCGGCGACTGGTGACGGTAATATATACGTTTCAACTACTATGGCCTCTGCTGTAGGGCCCACAGGAGAAGATACAGATTTAGATTGGTCAACTCCCGTTGAAACTGGGGCTGATGGTCTTGATGCCATTTCAACTTTTGCATACCAAGTTTATTATCGTGCCCCGGACGCTTCCCCGCCGAATCAACCAGTCACAGGGACAGAAAATACTGCGAATGGTGAATTCAATTTTACATCAAATGAAGGTACACCACCATTCATTGCGGGTACATCAGGAACTCAATGGTCTAACAATATTCCAACCGGTACAGATCCAGTATGGGTCACACGAACTTTAGCTTCTATAACAGGTAGTATTGGAATCGATTCAACTTTAGAATGGACTATTCCGGATAGAGCATATGCAGACGGTCAAGATGGTGTCATTGGTTCTGATGGGACCAACGGTGTAACTACAGTCCAATTAACTTCTTGGTTTCGTGGATCGACACCACCACCTACATCAACTCCAACCGGTGGGTCTTACAATTTTGGAACGAATGGGTTAACTCCACCTACCGGATGGTCTACAACTCCCCCACCAGATACAGGCGTGGCATCGGATATTCTTTATCAAACCGTATCGCATGTATGGTCACAGCATTATATTGATGAGAATGATGGTATATTAAAAAATTACAATCCATCTGCGACTTATGATGCTGTCAACGAAGAGTGGAGCGTTGTTCCGCTTTGGTCAACCTCTGTTAAATCTTCTGGGGATTTTGCAAAATCGACTTATACTTATGTTATATATAGAAGATCTGCTACAGATTTAGTTTCTTCTGATAAACCTACGGGTGGCACTGGAAGTTTCAATTTTACAACTAATCTTCCTGGTACTCCACCAGCAAATTGGTATAATACAGAAGACGCAGACGGAACTGATAATCAACTCTGGCATTCAAGAGCATTAGCTTCTATCGATGGTCATTCGGGTATTGATGATGATCTAGATTGGAGTGATCCGATGAAGGATTCAATGTCTGCAAGATCCACTTATACTTATCAGGTGTTCAGAAGATCATCGGTGGATATCAATGGTAATATTGCAGAGTCACCCTCTGGAGGAAGTTTTAATTTTGGGACTAATCTTCCTGGTGCTGCACCAACAAATTGGTCTAATATAACACCTCCCGGAACAGACGATCTTTATGTTTCTCGAGCTATAGCATCAGTTTTAGGAGCCACAGATACAGATTCATCTTTAAGTTGGGGTGCCCCCGAATTTATATCATCGAGTGGTACTAATGGAGCTCCGGGTTATTCTGCGACTAGTGTTCAAGTATATAAAAAGGGAACACCAGGGGAAACTCCGGATAACCTCGATGGTAATCCTACTGGGAATACAGTCGGTACAGCGACATATTGGTTTGCCAGTGGGGATTTAACTTTCACCGGATCAAATAACCAAGGTTGGACTACAGAACCACCAGCTCTAATAGCAGGGGAAGAATCGTGGGTTTCTACAGCGTTGGCATCTGCTACTACAACATATGATATAATTTCCCCCTCGGAATGGTCAGATCCACTATTATATTCTAGGGTTGGAGATGATGGTGAGACACCTCTGAATAATGCCGTAGTATTTGCTTATCAAAAATCTGATGTTACTCTTACTTCAAAACCAGGTGGTCCACACATATATACGTTTGCCACCGCAACTTCTCAACCATCTTGGAGTTCTAGTAGCCTTGGCAACGGTTGGGTGTCAGATCTCGGTGCTGTTACTACTGGAACATCATTATGGATGTGTTCGGCGACAGCATCCGATGCAGGGCCTAGTGACGTTGTTGAATCTTCGAATTGGTCGAACCCAATAGAGGTTGTTGCTGATGGTACCAATGGTGTTGGTACGGATGGAGCTATTTCCGTATCGGGGTGGGTATATCTTACGGCGGGTCAATCTAGTTCATCTACTCCAGCTACCCCATACGCAAGTTCCTATAATATTAGTGCTGGAACATTTTCTGGTTTAAAGTCTGGCTGGTCTGCAACACCTCCACCAACAATTCATGCAAATCTCCATTATTTTGCGGCTAGATATTGGGGTACAGAAAATACTGCCGGAACTGGTACTGTAAGTCCCGTTAGCTTCTCGACAGCATTCAATCATTTAAATCTCGATGGTGTTGTAACATTTACTAATAATGCATTCGGCGACGCAGGTACCACTCATATCGATGGTGGCGATATCGCAACAGGAACATTAAGCCTTGATGTTCTTAAAAACAATAGTACACATCTTGTTGGAGGAGATGCTTTTAGTCTAGGTATAACAGGTCAACAATTATTAGCATCTAGTTTTGATTCTATACTCCACATAAAGGCTGATGATGCTTTAAAGGTACCCGTGTGGTGTAGACATAGTAACGGTGGTTGGGCTGCCGGTTTCGCTACTATGAACGGCAGCTCTGGTACTGGATCCGCTGGTTTTTTTATGAACACGGAAAGTGCCGACGGTTTTGGTGATACTGATAAAAATACACAAGTTACATTATGTGGTTCTACAGTTGGCGCTGAACTATATAGATATCATAATAGCTCAACACAAGTCGAATCTTCTGTTAAACTTGCTAGAGAAATACAGATGTTATCGCGTCTTTATGATTCTTCTGGTAATTCCATAATCGAATGTAATTTAGGGTCCCCAGACTATTCACTGTTGCTCCATCAGAAGAATTTTTGGGGTGGAAATACTACACATAATGTACAAATTGCTCACATAGCGTCGGCGATTAAGGTCGGTTATTTGCAACAACTAATAATCAGTAGTGCAGCAGACCAAACATCAGCAACAGCTGAATATGTTGGTATATATCTTTCAACTCACGATGGATCATCTCATCCGATAGCAAACAAAAGTTGGGACGGGCTTCGTACTCATGGGGGTAATATAACCACCGTTAATGGTGGTTATGGTGGGGCTGGGGATTACCATTCTGGGACTGGGGGTTATCTTACGTTCACCGGGGCTCATATGTCAGCTATTAATAAAAGTGAATCTCCGGAGATAGGAGATATATTAATAGATCAATCCGTTATAGGTATTAGTCATGTTTCCGAAAGTTTTACTCAAGTAGTTCGATCTTCTACTTCTAATCAAAAAGCAGCAATTGGTGTATTTAACGGTGATACTAAAACACTGAATGATATTTTAAATGGGCGAGGACCAACAATTCTAATAGAAGATCATCCATATACGGAAGAGGAATTATCTAATCACTATGCTCTTCAGAATGCAACCGCTTCTGAAGAAGATAGCCCAACAAATACACCCCCTTTATCACGAAGTAAATTAAAAGACGAATTTGCTAATATTCTGGATACTAACGATATTATACAAATTAATGCTGTAGGTGAAGGTGCTGTTAATGTATGTGGGGAAAATGGGGGTTTCGAAGCAGGGGATTTAATTGTCACATCATCTACTCCGGGTAAAGGAATGAAACAAGATGACGATATTATTAGATCTTATACAGTAGCTAAAGTCCGAGAGAATGTAACATTCTCTGATCCTACAGAAGTTAAACTCGTCGCTTGTATATACCTTTGCGGTTAATATAAATAACACAATATATCCAGAGAAACCATAGAGAATAATAATGGCATTAACAACAAAATCTGAATTATCTGAATATTGTCTTCGAAAACTAGGTAAACCAGTTGTCGATATTAATGTTGATATTGATCAAATCTCGGACAGAATAGATGATGCGCTTGAATATTTCAATCAATTTCATTATGATGGGATTGAAAGATTATATCTATCTCACACAATAACTCAGGCTGACCTTGATCGCTCGGTAGGGGTTAATTCTGTTACAGCAACAGAGGATTCGGTTTCATCAATTTGGACAGATCAAAATAATTGGATTGCCATACCAGATTCGGTTGTATCCATTGTTAATGTATATCATCCGTCCTCTGCATTCGGATCTAGCTGGTACAATCAAGCAGAAATGATACAATCTGGTTTAATTGATTTAGACCCCGCAGCATCTCTCATTTCTACAGAAATGGCTAGAGAAAAATTAGATATGATTGATAATATGTTTAATATTAAACCATCAATTAGATTTAACCATTTGAGCTCTAAATTATATTTTGATAATACTTGGTCAGAAACTTTTAAAGTTGATGAGACTATAATTATTGAATGCTACAGAAAAACCGATCCTTCCGTGGCAGTAAGACTCTATAACGATGTGTTCCTCAAGAGATATGCTACGGAACTCATTAAAAGACAATGGGGTCAAAACCTACAGAAATTCAAAGGTATCGCAATGATCGGTGGTGTTGAAATTGATGCAGATACTATATATACTCAAGCACAAGAAGAAATTGAAAAACTTGAAGAAAAGATATTATCTACATATCAAGCACCGCTTGATTTTATTATAGGTTAGAGCGATGTCTACTTCAACGTTCTTTAATCATGCACATAAACCAGAGTCCCAGCTCTATGAAGAAATAATCATAGAACAGATAAAAGCATTCGGTCACGATGTTTATTATCTTCCTAGAAAACTGGTCAGGGAAGATAAATTATTTGGGGAAGACGTTTTATCAGAATTTAATGATGCTTACGTCATTGAAATGTATTATGAGAATGAATCAATTGGTGCTGGAGAAGCAGACGCCCTTTCTAAATTTGGTCTTGAATTAAGAGACGAAGCTAAATTTCAAGTATCTAGATTCAGATTTAATCAGCTTACATCGCTTGATCAAAATCTTATAGCAACAAAACGCCCGATGGAAGGGGATTTAATATATTTCCCTTCCCAAAATAGAAAGAAATTATTTGAAATTACCTTCGTTGAAGAAGAAGAATTTGAAAGACTCCACAATATTCCAGTATTTACATTAACCTGTAAACTTTTTGAATATTCAAATGAAGCTCTTGATACTGGTATTTCGGAAATAGATAGGATTGAAGATTTACACTCAACAAACTCAATCGCGATATACGATATACTACTAGAGGATGGAACATCTACTCTTGATGGTGGTGCATTATTATTTGAAAATGGATATAATATGTTACAAGAAGAACATTCTATGGATGATATAGATAAGAGCTCTATCAATGATTGGCTCCAAGGTGAGTCTGATAAAATAATAGATTTTACGGATTCTAATCCGTTTGGAGAGATATAATGTTAGGAGCAGACCCTTATTACCACGAAATATTAAAAAGAACTGTTATCGGTTTTGGTTCAATGTTTAATGATATTTACCTCATTCGGAGAAATAAAGTAGGTGAGATTAAACAAAAAATGAAAATACCCTTATCTTATGGGCCAAAGGAAAAGTTTCTCGCTCGACTTAGGGAAGATCCAAATCTTTCGAAGTCTGTGGCTATTTCTCTTCCCCGTATAGGATTTGAACTTGGTTCATTCTCATATGATTCGACTAGAAAACTTAATAAAATCAATACAGTCAAGATACCAAAGTCGACAAATGATAAAGCAATAAGTAAACAGTTTTCTCCGGTACCATATACAGTAAGTTTTGAATTATTTGTAATGGTAAAGAATTCCGATGATGGTATACAGATCATTGAACAAATACTACCGACATTCTCTCCTTCATATACAATGACGATAAAAGATTCGTCAGAATTAAAAAATGTACAGGATGTGCCTATTGTACTCGATTCAGTATCCTATGAGGATTCGTATGAAGGGGATTTCGTTTCGAGAAGGGCTATAGTTTATACACTATCGTTTTCCGCTTCGATTCAACTATATGGTCCTGTTACATCTCAGGGTGTTATTAAGAAAGTTGATACCTCAATGTATGCTGATGTACCAGTCAATTCCCCAAATAGAAAACAAACATACTCAGTCGAACCCGATCCTGTAACAGCAACGGAGAATGATGATTTTGGATTCACGGATTCTTGGAGTAATTGGGAAGATGCATAATGAAACTCGACGAAACATTTAATATAGAGCCCTCGGTCTTAGCAACCTACGAGAAGCAAGAGGTTGTTAAGTCTGACTCTATGGAAAAAGATATTAAGAATGATTACGATTATGCACGTGAGAATTTATATAATTTAGTCGAGAACGGTAATGTAGCACTCGAGGATCTAATAGAACTCGCTAAGCAAAGTGAGCATCCCCGAGCATACGAGGTTGTTGGTCAAATGATTAAGACTCTAGGGGATACTACCTCCCAACTCACCACACTTCACGAAAAACAAATGAAGCTCAACGCCTCTAAACCAGAAAAGGTAACTAATAATAATCTTTTTGTGGGGTCGGCTACCGATCTCCTAGATTTGATTAAAAGGTGAGCGATCCATACCTAAATAACCCCTTTCTCACAAGGAGGTTAAGTACACATTCCTATACCGAAGAACAAATCATTGAGTTCAAGAAGTGTGCAGAGGATATACATTATTTTGCAGAAAATTATTTCACCATAGTTCATGTTGATCGTGGTAAAATTAAAATTCCCCTTTACGATTATCAAAAGAAATTATTAAAACAGTTCGAAGAAGAACGGTTCTCCATAGTAACGCAATCTAGACAAAGTGGTAAAACCACTACAACAACGGTCTTTGTTCTTCATTATGTATTATTCAACAAAGATAAAACTGTTGCCATTCTTGCTAATAAGGGAGATACTTCACAGGAAATCCTTGCAAGAATTCAACTTGCATTTGAACTCATTCCAAATTGGTTAAAACCCAATGTTGTTGAGTGGAATAAAAGAACTGTTGAATTTGAGAATGGTTGTCGAATTATGGCAAGGGCAACATCATCTTCCTCTATTCGGGGACAGAGCGTCGCATGCCTAATAATAGACGAAGCAGCATTTGTAGAGAGATGGGATGAATTTTATAAATCTACCTATCCAACAATTGCCTCAGGTAAAGAATCTAAGGTTATATTGGTATCAACGGCCAATAAACTAAACCACTTTAATGCCATAAGAGTTAAAGCGGAGCGCGGAGAAAACGAATTCGTACCATTTGAGGTAAAGTGGGATGATGTTCCCGGAAGAGATGAGGAATGGAAAGATCAAACCATTGCTAATACATCCCTCGAAGATTTTATGCAGGAACATGAAAATGTTGCTCTCGGTTCGGCAAATACTTTAATATCCTCTTGGGTGCTTAGGAATATTATTACCTCAGAACCCATTGAAATAGTTGATTGTATCAGATACTTTGATAAACCTATTACTGGGAATAAGTATATAATAACAGTAGATACTTCCCACGGGAAAGGTCTTGATTATTCTGTCTCTACGGTATTCGATATTACACAATATCCCATCAAACAAGTTGCAGTATTCCGTGATAATAAAACATCTTCCCGGATATATACGAGAATTATTAATAATCTCGGAATACAGTATAATAATGCACATGTTCTGGTAGAGTCAAATGATATTGGACATACTGTAGTTAACGAATTAAATTATGAATATGAATATGATAATTTAATATCAGAAAAAACTAATAATGAAAGATATGCCCTTGGGGTTCGTACAACAAAATCGACCAAGCGTATTGGGTGTTCTATATTATCAGATTTAATTTCAAATAATAAACTCATTATACAAGATGAAAATACTGTATTTGAGCTTGCCAACTTCATTGCAAAAGGATCTTCATATGAAGCAGAAAAGGGGACAACAGACGACATTGTTATGACTCTTGTTATGCTTGCGTGGTATACTACAATAGAAAATTTTGAATATTTGAGTTCTATAAATATAAATGATCTTTACAAGGAAAAGTATACAGAAGTAGATGATATTATAGCACCTATCATGACTACAGAAGAACCCGCCGGATACTATGAAGCTGGTGATTATTGGGTTAAACCTTAAATTAATATATTATAAATAATTATATGGCAGAGAAAAATAGTTTTTTCGGGTTTTCATTTAAAAAATCCAAGAAAAAGAAAAAAGAAAGTTTTGTAGCACCAATCAATGATGATGGAGCTCTAGATATAGGGGTGTCTGGGTTTTTTGCCGCGGCAGTTAACTCAAAATCTGATACAGCAGCAAGTGAAAATGAGCTGATTATCCAGTATAGAGATATAGCGATTGTCCCAGAAGTTGATCAAGCGATCGAAGATATTATCAACGAAGCTATTATCGCAGATGGTACTACTGGACAAACAGTATCTATAAGCATAACAGATTCGGATTATTCTGAGAAAATTTCAGAACTTATCAACGAAGAGTTCGAAGTAATATTAAAACTTCTTAATTTCAATGCTCAGGGTCATGAAATTTTTCGAAATTGGTATATAGATGGTAGAATTTATTATCACAAACTAATAGATATATCTTCTTCTAAGAAAGGACTCGTTGAACTTCGCCCTATTAACCCAACCGAAATAAAAAAGGTTCGTGAAATAGTTAAGGAACTTGATCCTCAGACTCGAGTTGAAGTTATAAAGGATATCATAGAATATTACGTTTATAATAATGGGCAAAATGAAATAAATATATCTCCTGATTCTATATGTTATGAAACATCTGGGGTGATTGATAGAAATAATGCGATGGTTCTATCTCATCTCCATAAAGCTATTAGACCAGCAAATCAGCTCAAAATGACGGAGAATGCACAGGTCATATATAGACTTGCGCGTGCTCCAGAGAGAAGAATATTTTATATTGATGTTGGTAATATGCCCAAAACTAAGGCAGAACAACATCTTAAAGACATCATGGATCGTTACCGTAATAAAATGGTATATGATGCTAAGACAGGAACGCTTACTAATTCCTCAGATGAAATGAATATGATGGAAGATTTTTGGCTTCCAAGAAGAGAGGGTGGTAAGGGTACAGAAATAACTACACTTCCGGGTGGATCTAATCTTGCTGATATTGATGATTTAATTTACTTTCAAAAGAAATTATTTAAATCTCTAAATGTTCCAGTTTCACGACTCGATTCAGAATCCACATATACATTTGGGTCTGGATCTGAAGTTACGAGAGATGAAGTTAAATTTTCTAAGTTTATATCAAAACTTAGAAATAAGTTTACTGGTATTTTTGACGATCTTCTTCGTACACAATTGATACTAAAGGGTGTTATTACTGAAGCCGAATGGGATAAATTAAAAGAGCACATTACCTATAGATTCCAGGAAGATAACTACTACGCAGAATTAAAAGACTCGGAGATCCTTAAGGAACGTATATCAACTCTAGAACTCCTTGAGCCTTATGTCGGAAAATACTACTCAAACGATTATGTGAGGAAAATAATTCTAAAACAAACCGATGAAGAAGTAAAAGATATAAATGATAAGATAAAGGAAGAAGAGAAGGATCCTATGTATCAGGAACCGGAAGAAGATGAAGATAACTATTAACCAATGGGAAATTAAAAAGTGGAATTAATTGATAAAATTAAAACAGATAATTTAGTTGCAGCGAAAACAACGTTCAAAGACATTATGTCAGATAAAGTTATAGATAAACTAGAGCAAATGAAAAAAGATATTGGTTCTAATTTATATAAAAATCGGGAAGAAAAATGAAACTCATAACAGAACTTCTAGATCATGATTTAAATATATTAACAGAGGGTAAGGGTAAAACCCTGCATATTGAGGGAGTGTTCCTTCAATCTTCTGTGAAAAATAGAAATGGTCGAATATATCCGAAAGAGATAATGTCTCGAGAAGTTCGACGTTTCGTTAATGAAGAAATTAAGAATAAAAGAAGTATTGGGGAATTAAATCATCCACCAAATCCAACACTTAATCCAGAGAGAGCTTCACATTTAATTACATCTCTTCAAGAGTCAGGCAACGATTATATAGGGAAAGCAAAAATCCTAGATACCCCAATGGGTAATATTGTTCGTGGGCTACTTGAGGGTGGAGTTAAACTCGGTGTATCTTCTCGGGGATTAGGATCACTAACCAAAAAAGGTGGTGCATCTGTAGTTGGGAGCGACTTCAAATTAAGTACAATTGATATTGTAGCCGATCCATCGGCACCTTCTGCGTTTGTTGAGGGAATAATGGAAAACGCAGAATGGGTTTATGATGATGTCCTTGGATATCAAAGTATTCGGAATTCTATTAGGGAAACACCTTCTAAGTATCTTGAAGAAAAGAAACTAGAGGTGTTTAGTAATTTTATAAATAAATTATAATTAAATTTTTTATAAATAATTATACATATTATATGTTTACATTAGGAGAAAACAATGGATCAAGCTAAAATTGATGACCTTGAGTTAGAAATAACTGAAGAAGAAGTCATCGAGGCAGCAGAGGAAATTGTGGAAGAACTTGTTTCTGAGGATGAGGAATTATCCGAAAAGAAAAAAGTAAAAGAAGAAGAAATCGAAATCAAAGCTGACGATGAAGACGAAGATGATGATGAGGACGATGATTCTGAAGTTGAAGAAAAAAAGAAACCTGTAAAAGAGGATAAAGTTGATATGTCTGCTGATGTAGATGCTCTTCTCGAGGGTGAAAATTTTTCTGACGATTTCAAACTTAAAGCTACCACAATCTTTGAAGCTGCAATTGGTGCTAAATTAGCATCAGAAAAAACTTTATTAGAAGAAAAATTTCAGACTAAATTGGATGAAGCTACTCAAGAAATTGAAGAAACTTTATCAGGTAAAGTTGATCAATACTTAAATTATGTAGTTGAAGAATGGGCGAAGGATAATGCTATTGCATTAGAACACGGCATTCGTTCTGAAATATCTGAACAATTCCTAAATGGTATGCGCGATTTATTCGTTGAGAATTTTATCGACATCCCAGAAGAAAAACTTTCTATTGTTGAAAGTCAATTTGACGAAATCGAAGAACTAACTACTGCATTGAATGATGTAGAAAAAGAAAAAGTTGCTCTTTTCGCTCAAGTTAACGAAGCAAAGAAAGATCGAATTCTTTTAAGTTTATCTGAAGACCTTGCGGTCACAGAAACAGAAAAATTTAAAGAACTTGCTGAAAACGTAGATTTTGAATCAAGTGAACTATATGAAAAGAAACTCATCATTATTAAGGAAAAATATTTCCCTAAAGATGAAAAGGTGTCTAATATTGAAGAAGCTATGCCTTCGACTTTAACACCCGACTTGAGTAATAATATGGCTGCCTATGCGGCGGCAATTTCAAAAAATAAATAATCCATAAGGAGAAACACAATGTTCCAAACAGAACAATTGAATGAAAAATGGCAGCCAGTTCTTGAGCATGCTGATCTTCCTGAGATCACAGATACTTACAAACGTGCAGTCACTACAGTCATTCTAGAAAACCAAGAAAAAGCGTTTCGCGAAGATCATAATCTTCAAGAAGCAGCACCAACTAACGCAACTGGTGCTAGTATTGCTAACTGGGACCCAGTCCTAATTTCTTTAGTAAGACGCGCAATGCCTTCATTGATTGCATATGATGTTGCTGGTGTACAACCAATGACTGGTCCTACTGGTCTTATCTTCGCTATGAAGTCCAGATATACAAATCAAAGTGGTGCAGAAGCGCTATTCAATGAGCCTGATACAGATTTTACAGGTGCTGGTACGCATACTGGATCAGATCCATCTGTATTAAATGATGCTACACCTGGTACACTTCCAACTGGTAGTGGTATGGCTACTGATACAGGTGAAGCTCTTGGTGATGCTCCTGGTAATCATTTTCCAGAAATGGCATTCTCAATTGAGTCTACTAGCGTAACTGCTAAAACTCGTGCATTGAAAGCTGAATACACTATGGAATTAGCACATGACCTAAAAGCTATTCACGGTCTTGATGCTGAATCAGAATTAGCTAACATCTTATCTCAAGAAATTCTTGGAGAGATTAACCGTGAAATGGTTCGTACAGTTTATGTAAATGCTGTACCTGGTGCGCAAGATGCTGCAACTGCTGGTGTTCTTGTTTCTGATGATTTAGATGGTCGTTGGTCTGTTGAGAAATACAAAGGCTTAATGTTCTGGATCGAAAAAGAAGCAAATAGAATTGCTATTGATACTCGTCGTGGTAAAGGTAATGTGCTTATTTGTTCTAGCAACGTAGCATCTGCATTAGCTATGGTCGGTAATCTTGATTTTGGTAGCGTTTCTGGTAATCTATCTGGTACAGTTGATCCAAGCGGTAACACTTTTGTTGGTACTTTAAACGGTACTATCAAAGTTTTCGTTGATCCGTATTCAACTGGATCTGATTACTTTGTAATTGGTTATAAAGGTGTATCTCAATATGATGCTGGTATGTTCTATTGCCCATACGTTCCATTACAAATGATGAAAGCTGTTGGAGAAAATACATTCCAACCTAAAATTGCATTCAAAACTCGTTACGGTATGGTGGATAATCCATTCGTTACAGCTGGTGCAAATAATAACGTCTACTATCGTAGAGTTAATGTTGGTAATATTATTACATAGAGTTATAGCTATCTAATCTTAGATACAATAATTTGAAATGGGGGGTACAAAATTTGTACCCCTTTTTTTATGGTTTCGGTAGTTAAACGTTTGATTATTTACATATCGGCATTATTAATACTTATGACAGGGGTGGCGACTATTTACAATTATTCTAGATTTTCAAGTCCAATTCCAAAAGCACATAAAAATACAAATTCTGCATTCCTCACGAACACTATTTTTATTGCTTCTGACGGTTATCAACACCCACTTAGAATATGGGAATCCAAGTCATCAAGACACAAAGCAATTCTAGTATGCCTTCACGGCTTCAATGATTATTCCTCCTCATTCGGAACACTCGGCAAATATCTTGCTAAATATGATATTAAAACCATAGCCTATGATCAAAGAGGGTTTGGTGGTACCAATTCCCGTGGTTACTGGGATGGTGGAGCAGTAATGGCTGATGATCTATTTTCATTGGTTACTCTCCTAAAATCTCAAGAGGAAGATGTGCCGATATTCGTACTCGGTAACTCTATGGGCGGTGGAGTAGTTCTCAAGACACTTTCATCAACTGATCTAGAGGTCAATGGTGCAATTTTAGTTGCTCCGGCAGTAAGAGGTAGGGCAGTAATGTCATGGTTTCAAAGGGTGACTCTCTGGATTGCCGCACATACTATTCCATGGGTTCAAATAGGTGGTGGAGCTTCCATCGCTGGTAGAACAATTACCCCATCTGATAATGTACCTATGCTGCGATCTATGCGACAAGACCCAATGATCATTAAAAAAACAGTTATCGCAACTGCTTGGGGATTAGTTAATTTAATGGATGATGCTCTTCTTGCATCAACTAAATTAAATACTAACACGCTTCTTTTGTATGGTGAAAAGGATGAAGTTATTCCACCCTACGCTATGAATAAATGGGTTGATTCACTTCAAAATAAATCCATGCTTAAAAAGATTACATATGACAATGGTTATCACATGCTTCTTCACGATCTTCAGGCTAAAAACGTACTTTCTGATATAAACCTATGGATTCACAACACCCTAGACCCCAAAAATAGGAGGGAATTTGAAATTTGAGTTTACAACTACATGAAAATGTATTATAATATAATTTTACCTGCAGGATAAATATTATGAAAAAACGAAATAAAGCACTATTAACAGTTGGTACATTAGTATCAGTTTATTTAGCTGGTGACGCTATCCAAAAAAATATTGATATATCAGCGTCTAGTATGCTCGAACTCGTAAGTCCTCAAACATGGACGGATAGACCAGAACAATTATTTGACATTAAAGAAATAGATAAAACCCTATCAACACAATTTTACACAGAAAAGGGGGAATTTGGTTGCGGTGCCACACATCACGTAGATGGTGGTTGCGGTGCTAACCATCTCCCCAAAGAAGAATACAACAATCTCCCCTCAGAACATAACCCAGGAAATAAACTAGATGAAAAGTGGAAATAAATATAAGATACAAAGGAATGTTTATAAATTTTTATTGAGACCTATATTATTTAAGCTATGTCCAGAGACAGCGCATGATGTAGTCAAGAATATTATGGTATCACTTCAAAAGATACCTGGCTCAAGATCCCTCCTGAAATTCCTATATCGCTATGATAATCCTGCGTTATCTCAAATTGTAGGCGGTGTTCACTACAACAATCCACTTCTGATTTCCGCCGGATTTGATAAGTACGGAGTACTCCCCTCTGTTATCAAGGATCTTGGATTTTCTGGTATTGAACTTGGTTCATTCTCCAAACATATGCATCCCGGAAATCCGCCAGTTCGCTTATGGAGAGCCGTCAAATCACAATCAATTAACGTATGGTATGGTCTGAATAATTCTGGTTCAGAGCATGTGCGAGATACTATTGCACCATCTTGGAAGTCTGTTGATGGGGTATGTGGTGTATCGGTATCCGCAACAAACGGTATTTCTGGTTCAGATGAGGCGATTGAGGATTTAACAACCTCATACAAGAGACTTGCACCGTATGGGGATTATACTACCATAAACCTATCTTGCCCAAATCTTGGGGTATCTAATCCATTTTTTAATATGGATAACCTAGCAGAATTATTATTGAAGTTAAGATCACTGCGGGAATTGATGGGTCTTGAGAATGTACCTCTATATTGCAAAATCGGTCCAGATCATACAGACGATGAAATTCGTGAAATGATTGATGTTATGGTTGAATATGGTATCAATGGTATACTTACTTGCAACCTTACAACCAAGAGATCATTGGTTCCAGAGGATGACATAACCACACACGTTTTTCATAAAGGTAAACTCGAAAAGAGAGTTATGCCCTATGATAAGGGTGGTATGAGTGGTCACGTTCTTAGACCTATGACCAACCATATAATTAGAATGTGTGCTCAACACATTAAAGATTCTGACTACGATTTCATAGTTGTGGGTATCGGTGGTTGCGACACACCAGAGGACGCATATCATAAAATACGGAATGGTGCAACATTAATACATCTTATCACTGGCATGATCTTTCATGGACCACAAATTTCTGCGGAAATTAATATTGGGCTCACGGAACTTCTTGAACGTGATGGATACACCAATATATCTCAAGCGATTGGAGTTGATCTTGATTGAATATAAATATTATTCTCCATCTTAATTCGGTACTGCCATGAATCCTTATAATAATTCACATTTTAAATTTGTAAATAAATCATTTCCCCGAATAGAATTCTCTTGTACTGAGATGTCGATTCCGTCTATATCGATGGAAGCTACCCCTCAAATCACTAGATTCAGTGATGTCAAACATCCCGGGGATAAGTTAGTATTTTCACCATTATCATTAACCTTTCTTGTTGATGAGGATTTGCTAAATTATACCGAAATATCAGATTGGTTGGTGAGGATAAGAGACACTGAATACGAAAAAATTGATGAAGCAATATCAGATTCGAAGATATTAATACACAATTCTTCCCATAAACTGGTGGGAACCTACACATTTAAGGATTCATTTCCAACTAATCTTAGTTCTCTTGAATTAACTTCAACTGATGCTGGTATAGTATTTCCAGTAGCTACAGTAGATTTTGATTATACTTCGTTCCATTTTGAGAGAGCTAAATAGTTTACAATTCGCTAGAAATGTAGTATAATGCTTCAATGGACCTAGATAAAATTGATGTAACTAAACTTACTATAGAATCAGCGGAGACACCTTTAATATACTCAAAGTACATGAATCAATACAATGAGATTCTTGCTAAACTTAAGTGGTATGGGATGGAATATGATGTCCTTTACCTAGATAAATGGAAATATTTCCTCGGGAAAGCTGATCCCGACGTTTATTTAAAATCACCTCTCCCCGAAAAGATATTAAAATCCGACGTTTCCTTGTATATTTCAGGTGATCCGGATGTTATAGAACTTAAGAAAAAAATGATATCTCTTGAAATACAGGAGAAAGACCTTGAGAAAAAATTAAAAGAAATCGGAGCAAGGTCTTTCCATATTAGAAATATAATTGAGTGGGAAAAGTTTCAGGCGGGGAATTAGTGGATTATATAACAAACAATAAATCTGATATAATAATTACCAAGAAAAATGACATTTTTGTATCTATATCAACTGATAAAGGTATAGCTCAAGAATTGTCAGATCATTTCACCTTCGAAGTTCCTGGTGCGAAATTCATGCCGGCATATAAGACCCGAGCATGGGATGGGAAAATAAGACTTTTTAATCTCAAGACATCTCTTATATATTACGGTCTTAAATTTGAGGTGGTTAGATTTGCTGATACTAGGGGTTACACATTCTCTATATTTGATGAATCTAACAACACAGATAAGGGTGATGTCACCGAATTCATAAACCATTTAAATATTCCTCTCGAGCTAAGGGATTATCAAACTGAAGCTATACATCATTCAATAAAGCAAAATAGAGCTCTCTTAGTATCCCCTACCGCCTCGGGTAAATCGTTAATCATTTATTGTCTAATTCGATATTATCTTCTCAAACAACCCGAAAAGATTCTACTTCTGGTACCAACGATATCCCTAGTATCACAAATGTTTAAAGATTTTGGAGACTACGGTTTTCACCCGGAGACAAATTGCCATATGATAACGGGGGGTAAAGATAAAGATTCTTGGCAGAGAATATATATTTCAACATGGCAATCTGTATATAAAGAAAAGAGACCATACTTCGAGAAATTCGGTGTTATATTCGTTGATGAGGCTCATCTTGCTAAAGCAGCATCTCTCAAGTCCATTATGGAAAAACTCCCGGACTGTAAGTACAGATTTGGATTAACCGGGACTCTTGATGGAACCGAATCTAATAAATTAGTTCTCTCTGGATTATTTGATGTCCCCAAGAAGGTTGTTAGCACTAAAGAATTAATGGATGCTGGTACAATATCAAAACTTAAAATCAATTCCCTCATACTAAATCATTCCATCCCTGATAAGAAGATAGCAATGCGGGTTAAAACTTATCAAGAGGAATGTGATTATCTTGTTCTTAATGCTGCACGAAATCAATTTATTTCCCGTCTTGCTACGTCCCTTGAGGGTAATACTCTAGTTCTCTTTCAATACGTGGAGAAACACGGTATTCCCTTGACCAAACAAATTAGGGCATTAACCACGAAAAATGTCAGATATATTTCTGGTATGGTTAAGGCTGAGGAAAGAGAGGAAACCCGGGATGTTACAGAAGCTAATGATGATGTCATAATTGTAGCATCATATCAAACATATTCAACCGGTATCAATATTAAGAACCTCCATAATATCATCTTTGCATTCCCAACTAAATCCCAAGTTAGAGTCCTACAGTCTATTGGTCGGGGTCTTCGTCTTCACGATTCTAAAGATAAATGTAATGTATATGACATAGCCGATGATATTAGGAAGGGAAAAAAGAAAAACTACACCCTCAACCATTTCTATGCTCGCTACAACATCTACAATGAAGCAGAGTTTGATGTTTCAACTGAGATTATTAACTTATAGTTTACAACATCAAACTAATGTGATATAATACTAAACAAGTACATAAAAATTATAGCAACCGTCTGAGTCAAAAGCTATCGGGTTGTAAAGGCTACCATTGAAACCCATGTTTCGATGCATCCATTCACTGAGTCTGTACAAGCAAAACGTGATAGAGTAACCGGATCGGGGCGTTGATATGAGCCCATTAAGGATTCCTGAATTAACAGGAACAAGATCAGTAGGAATCGTAACCTGCCCTTAAAATACTAGTATTTACAATTAATGAAAAATAGGTTATAATATAATCTTAAGATAAAGGAAAAATATAATGCCAAAAGTTAAAGATAAGCCAGTTCATTATGTCGACAATAAAGAATTTCTAGAAGAAATGATTCAATATAGGATATCTTACCAGAATTACCTAGATAAGGATCTAGAAAGAAGACCTACTATATCCGATAAGGCTGCAATCTGTTTCATGAAAATAGCAAAAAATCTAGCAACTAAACCTAATTTTAGGAACTATACTTATAAAGATGAAATGATACTAGATGGAATAGAAAACTGTATAGCCTATGCACATAATTTTAATCCAGAAAAATCAAGTAATCCATTTTCTTATTTTACTCAAATAATATATTATGCCTTCATCCGTAGAATCCAAAAAGAAAACAAACAGAGGGATGTTAAAAAAGGATTAATACATAGAGCAGATATATCACAGCTTTTTAACATCGACGTATCTAATACTAATGCCGAACTTCAAGAATATTATAACGAAATACTAAAGGATTACTTTCAATGAAGATTGCTTGTATAACTGATCAGCATTTCGGTGCAAGAAATGATAGTATACATTTTTCAGAATATTTTAAAAAGTTTTATGATAACGTTTTCTTCCCTTATTTGAAGGAAAATAATATATCAACAGTAATTGATCTTGGTGATACATTTGATCATAGAAAGTATATTAATTATAATATATTTAATCTTACTAAGAAAATGTGGTTTGATAAATTAAGTGTGAATGATATATCGCTTCATTGTATAGTAGGTAATCATTCAACTTATTTTAAAAATACCAATACAATTAATTCGATAGATTTATTGACAGAACTCTATCCTAATGTAACATCTTATTCGGAAGTTGAAGAGGTTAATATTGGTGGATTGAATATGCTTTTTGTTCCGTGGATTAATCCTCAGAATTCTAAATCTTCTCTCGAGGTTATTGCTCAAACTAAATCTACAATAGGATTTGGTCATCTCGAGGTTAATGGGTTTTATTTAAACTCTCAAATAATCGCTAGATCTGGACTAAGTCCTTCTGTGTTCTCCAATTTCGATGCTATGTATTCTGGTCATTTTCATAAGAAATCCGACAATTCTACCATATATTATCTTGGTACACCTTACCAGATTAATTGGTCTGATTACGGTGAGACTAAAGGATTTCATGTATTTGACACTGAAACATTAGAAATGGAGTTCATTGCCAATCCATATACAATCCTTGAAAAGATATATTACGATGATTCCAAAATTGACTATGAAACGGCAGATGTATCTAAATACGACTCTAAGATAATTAAATTGGTTGTAATTAATAAAAAAGATCTATATAAATTTGACAGATTCCTTTCGAGACTGTATAATGATATCAATGTCATAGATCTTAAAATTATAGAATCAAACGATCTAGATTCTGGAATAATTGAAGAAGTTGATTCAAGCGATGATACCTCCTCTCTGATTTCTAAGTACATAGAATCAATATCGATAAATGGTATTGAGAATGACGATCTCTCAAATAGAATGCATGAATTATATGTTGAGGCAAGTAATATAGAATGATTAAATTTAAACGAATAAAATGGAAAAATTTATTATCTACGGGTAATGAGTTCCAAGAGATTGATTTCGAAGCTCATCATAGAACCATGATCATTGGTAAAAATGGACATGGTAAATCTACATTGATTGATGCTCTCACATTTGGATTGTATGGTAAACCATTTAGATCTGTTAGGAAAGACAACCTCGTTAATTCCATTAATAAAAAGGATCTCGAGGTTCATATACGATTTAATGTTGGTAATTCGGAATATAATATCATTCGCGGTATAAAACCTAACAGGTTTGAAATATATAAGGATTCAGTACTTATAAATCAAGATGCTAAGGTCCGGGATTATCAAAAATTCCTCGAACGGAATATCCTTAAAATGAATTATCAGGCATTTACACAGGTTGTTGTTCTTGGTTCAAGCTCTTATGTTCCATTTATGAGGCTATCAACATCCAGGAGAAGAGAGGTTGTTGAAGAATTATTAGATATTAAAATATTTAGTCTCATGAATTTACTTCTCAAGATTAACATTCGTAAAACTCTAGAGGATCATAAAGAACTCAGTAATGGTGTTAATCTTCTCGAAGAAACAATTAAAATGAATGTTCTTTCTCTCAAATCATTGAAAAGGCGTGCTAAGGTCAATGATGATAAGAATAACAGGCGAATTGAGGATAACAATTTCAAAATTGAGGAATTGAATTATGACATTGAGAGACTTGAGTCTGTCAATTCCAATCTTCATGGTGCTATTGGTAATGTGGTAGATGTACAAAACCATAACAAAAAACTCTCCATTCTTCATGGTCAGCTTAAAAGCAAATTAAAGTCTGTTGATAAATCTATAGATTTTTATTCTGATAATGATTCTTGTCCAGAATGTGAACAGGATATCAGTAGAACATTTAAAGATTTTATGTTCACGACTCAAGGGAATTTAAAGGATGAACTTTCTACTGCCCTAAACGAATTATCCTCTAGATTGAAAACGACACAATCTAAACTTGATAATATCATATCAATTGATATGGATATAATCCACAATGAATCCCTTATCAAAACAAATAATGCAATGATACAGTCTCTCATGTCAAATAATTCAGAGATTGAAAGGGATATATCAATTGATAAGAATGGAAATACTGAAATTTCAGAATTAAAAGAATCCATAAAATCTAAAAACTCTACTCTCTCTAAAATTGAAGATAAATTACAGGTAACTATTCAAGACAAGGAATATATGGCTGTAATGAAGAATCTTCTTTCGGATGAGGGGGTCAAGGCTTCTATCATTAAGAAGTATGTTCCCTTAATAAATAAAACAATAAATAGTTATTTATCGAGTATGGAATTTCATGCTAGGTTCGAACTTGATGAGGAATTTAATGAATCAATATTTTCTAGATATATAGATAAGTTTAATTATGATAATTTCTCAGAGGGAGAAAAACAAAGAATTGATCTTGCATTGTTATTCACTTGGCGTAAGATTGCTAAAATGAAAAACTCAGGGAATACCAATCTTCTGATAATAGATGAAATATTCGATTCTTCTCTTGATGATAATGGTACTGAAGAGTTTATGAAAATTCTTTATACGTTAGAAAATGAAAATGTATTTGTCATATCCCATAAAAATCATATGGCAGAAAGGTTCGATGAAGTAATAAAATTTAAAAAAACTGGTAACTTTAGTAGGAGAGTATAAGTTGATATACGAGTATGTTGCATATGGAATTGTTATTGCTTTAGCGGTAAAATTTTCTTATTCCGCAGGAGCCAAGGCGGGATTAGAGTTCGGGGTGAATTATTGTTTAGATAATCTACACGAACTAAATATCATTGATTTCAAAGTCGACAAAGACGGTAACGAAATTATAGTGAGGGTTGTTAATAATGGAAAAAATAATAAAGGTTAAAATTGAAATACCTATGGCATCAGACCCCATTAAATATGAGGTCGATCAAGAAACTGGAGATATTTGTTTAGATAGATTTCTTGATACCGCAATGTATTACCCAGCTAATTATGGATTTATGCCAGATACATTAGCTCCAGATGGGGATCCACTTGATGTATTGGTTTTAAGTCCATATCCCCTGTTATCAGGGTGCATTGCTAGGTGCAGGGTGATAGGGGTTTTAAGAATGATTGATGAGGAAGGTGAGGATCATAAGATTTTGACGGTACCAATTGGGGATTATTATGCTGATTATAACGATCTCGAAGATGTTCCGAGAAGATTACTATCATGCATTAGACATTTTTTTGAACATTATAAAGATTTAGATAGAGATAAATGGGTTAATGTTATCGGATGGGAAGATGGTGACTCCGCAAGAAAAGTAATTAAAAAATATGATAATATAAATCCTTATACAAAATGATAGGGGGGAAGTATGATACTATATGATGATACAGTTGACGAATTTAACAAATCCACATTTGAAACTATAACTCCTTGGATATGTGAACGATTAGGAATACCAGATGAGATAGATATATGTTTTTTTGTTGATGATCTGTCTAATAAATCTGACGTAGCAGAAGGACCACTTAGGGGATATACAATATGTGATCCTTCAAATAGAGGTTACTATGATATCTACATTGATAATGATATGCATAGGAATACGATAATTTCCACCATAATACATGAGATGGTTCATGTATATCAATATATAAATTATAGAGACCTCGATGAAGAGTATGCATATTCCTCTGAATATGTATTATATTACGATTTTATGATTGAGCTTAACGAGGTGTAAAATGAAAATCGGTTTAATTAAAGAAATAAAAGATAATGAAAATAGAGTAGCAATCACCCCAGATGGGGTTCGGGCATTAGTTAATGTTGGTCATTCAGTATGTGTAACATTTGAAGCGGGAGTTGGTTCTGGTTATTCGGATGATGATTATACAGCAGCTGGTGCTGTTATATGTCATGACTTTTATGCATGGGATTCGGATCTTGTGGTTAAGGTCAAAGAACCACTCGAAGAGGAATACCAATATTTTAATGGGCAAATATTATTCACTTATCTTCATCTCGCTGGTGTGGATAAAAATCTCACACTCAAATTATTGAGCACAAATACCACCGCCATAGCATATGAGTCTGTTGCGGATGAACATGGAAATCTTCCTCTCTTATCACCAATGTCAGCAATTGCTGGTAATATGGCTGTTACCATTGGTTCTTATTATCTTCAATATGCAGGTGATCTCAGAGGTTCTGGAGTGCAGCTTGGTACCATTAACGGTAATACTTCCGGTAATGTAGTTGTTGTGGGAGATGGGGTTGTTGGAAGACATGCTGCCAAAATGGCTTTGGGTATGGGTTCTAATGTCACGCTTCTCGGTCTTGATGTTGAATGCCAAAAATATTTCGGCGATGGAAGTGGTGTAATATATAGAAAATCAACTAAAGAAAATCTGGAACATTATATTAAAAATGCAGATTTGGTTGTTGGTGCAGTTTCAATACCCGGAAAGAAAGCTCCAGTTGTTGTCACAGAAGATATGGTAAGGTCTATGAGGAATGGGTCTGTTATTGTTGATGTATCTATAGATCAGGGTGGATGCATAGAAACTTCACGTATGAGAACCCACAAACACCCAGTTTATTCTAAACACGGTGTCATTCATTATTGTGTATCTAATATGCCTGGTACATATCCCAGATCTGCTACAGATATATTAACTCAATCGACATTACCATATATAACAATATTAGCTAACACACTACATAACAGGGCATTTTCTGATATTGATAAATTAGATTCAAATTTTAAAAAGGGGGTTTATGTGCATGGTGGTAAAATAACTAATTTAAATGTTGCGGAATCATTGGACTTGGTGGAATATTATGAGTAAATCGGTTAACATATCAATCACCGGTGCTGCTGGTAGAATAGGGTATGCTTTAGTATTTCGACTTGCCCATGGGGATTTATTTGGAGAAGATGTAAAGGTTAATCTAAAACTCCTAGAAGTTCCTTCGGCAATGAAAACCTTACACGGTATACAAATGGAACTTGATGATTGCAATTTTCCGACATTGGGGGATGTAGTTATCACAGATGAACCAGAAGTTGCATTTGGAGATGCTGAATATGTGTTCATGATGGGTGCCAAACCCAGATTAAAGGGAATGGAACGATCTGACCTCCTACAAGATAATGCAAAGATATTCGCCTCTCATGGGCGTATTCTCGGTAAGGTTGCATCAAAGGGTGTTAAGGTATTAATTGCGGGTAATCCAAGCAATACCAATACTCTCGTAGCTTTATCTAATGCAGTTGGATTGAATTCAACTAATTTCAGTGGGATGATGCAACTCGATGTTAATCGTGCTAAGGCTATCGTATCCAAATACTGCGGAGCTCCTCACACCACAATCAACGATCTCATTATATGGGGTAATCATTCCCCCACATTATATCCGGATTTAAATCATGCCCAAGTAAAAGGATTTAAGGCAATGGATCTTATTGAGGATGATTGGTATGTTAAAGATTATATACCTGCGGTACAAAATAGAGGTGCTTCTGTCATTGAATGGCTTGGTGTGTCGTCTGCAGCCTCTGCCGCTAATGCTGCAATTCAACAAATGAAAATTTGGTCTGGGAGAGGTGGTTCACAACTCTGGGAATCAATGGCGGTGTTATCATCAGGACAGTATGGTATTGAGTCCGATTTAATATTTTCATTTCCTATCTATCATGCAAGAGGTAAACTCTTTGTTGTTGACGATCTAGATATTGATGAATATTCCGAGTCCATGATAAGATTGACTGAGGCTGAGTTAATATCTGAGAGAGATGAAATTAGGCATCTACTATGAAGAAACAAAAGTTATATATTTTAAGGTGTAATAAGACTACATTCCTATCTCATTTTATAATCACATTACCTTTCATAGTATGGTGGGTTTTGGGGTATTATATTCAGCAATGAGAATAATGCCAGATAAAACTAACTTCGAGGTTTTAGTTTTATTTGCATCAGAAGTAACATTCATGGAAGCGATTGGTTATATAGTATTGCTCCCTGTTTTGATTATTGCAGCTTTATATATATTATATAAAACTCTATTAAATAAATGAGAGACTTGATATGAAAAAATTTATGTTATTATTATCCATATTATTTTTGGTCGGATGTTCCGAATCCAAAGATAAGTATGAAGAAGATGTATTCAGATTATTTGAGAATGAGCAAGATCTCGTAGATTATTCAATCGACCCGAGATCGTTCTCAGAATGTGTTGTTGATGTATCTGGTAAGAACATGCCTGGATTATTTAAATTCGATCCTCGACGCACCGAGCATTATGAATTATATTCGGATCTAGTTAAATTCAAAACAATTACATCTAACTATTCTACCACATTCAATAAAGAACTTCATACTATGGAAGAACTTACCCCAAAAGATCTATGGTATAAATTAAAGCGTGAATTTGGTCAGAGGGGATTAAGTGAGGCTCATAAGAATTTTAGTGAGTCTGTGTTAACTTGTATGGAATCATTTGTTTCTCGGTCTGGTGGTCCATCATTTGATTTATTAGGAGTGTGATGTGGAAATAAAAATATTAAAATCAAAAATTCATGGTGCAATAGTCACCGAATGCGACATTAATTATGAGGGATCTTGTGGGATTTCTAATGATATATTGGAGAAGGCAAATATATTACCATATCAACAAATCGAAATATACAACATTACAAATGGTAATAGGTTTACAACGTACGCAATTCCAGATCCTAGATCCTTTACAATTTCTGTGAATGGAGCTGCTGCACGAATGTGTGATGTGGGGGATGAAATTATAATAGTTGCCTATGGTACTGTTACGTGGGTTCGTCATCTGGAATTAACAGAACTTGGATATAAACCAACTGTAGTTACTTTCCTTGATACTGGTGATCCCGTTAACCAGATGGCACAGGGAAAACGATGGTATGATAATGGGAGCATGGTTGGAAAACTACCCCCTCGTCAGACTTGGCCGTACAAAGGAGAAGTTACAATAGAATCCCTGACGTGTGTAACCGAAACAGAGGATGTACATCCATCTAGAAATAGTTATCCTCACATAGATGAAGTAGATGATGTACATTCATCAACATACCGAACAGATATGAGTAATATGTGAAAATAAATGAAAATAAGTGTTTACAACATCGAGAGGATATGATATAATGTAACTATAAATTGATAAAGAGGTACTATATTATGAAGAAAATACAAAAGATTGTTGATTATCTACAATCTCAGGACCCGAATAAAACCATTTATTCTTCGTCCGAACTAAATGATGCCGCTATAGCTTCTGGTTATAAAAATATGGGTCCTACTACAAATGAGATTCCCCGAGTTTCCCGGGGTACATATGATATATCTGGTGTTATTGTCCCTCTTCCTTTCCAAGAAAGAAAGGAAATGGATAACATCGTTGAGAAAACCTTAGTTCGTGAGGTAAGAAAAACTGTTTTTGTTGATGAATTTAAATCATCTTATGTACCGCAGGTTGATCCTAACTTTGTTAAATGGGGTGCTTATAAAGATGTTCTCAAAATCATTAAAACCGAATTTTTCTACCCTATCTTCGTTACCGGTTTATCTGGTAATGGTAAAACGATGATGGTAGAACAAGCTGCTGCTAATGCTAAACGGGAGTTCATTCGTGTTCAGATCTCACCAGAAACGGATCAAGATGATTTAATTGGTGGTTTTCGTCTGGTTGATGGTGAAACAGTTTTTGAGAAAGGACCTATTGTTAAAGCTATGGAACTTGGCGCAGTTCTCTTGATTGATGAGATCGATCGTGGTTCTAATAAGATTATGGCTCTTCAAGGTGTTCTTGAAGGTAAACCGATTGTTATTAAAAAGACTGGTGAGCTTATCGAACCCAAACCAGGTTTCAATGTTATTGCTACTGCTAATACTAAAGGTCAAGGTTCAGAGTCTGGTAAATTCTCAGCCGCTACTATCATTGATGAGGCGTTCCTCGAGAGATTTTCCATTACCATTGAACAACCTTTTGCCCCGGCGGCAACAGAAGAGAAAATTGTTTTAAATCACATGAAGGTCTTTGGCTCAGTTGATGAAGAATTTGCTAAACTTCTGGTCTCATGGGCAGACGGTATTCGTAAAACTTTTTATGATGAAGGTGTTGATGATGTTATTTCAACCCGTCGTTTAGCTCACATTGTTCAAACCTTCGCTATTTTCGGTGATCGTATGAAGTCAATCGATTTAGCTATCTCACGCTTTGATGAAGATACTAAAAATACTTTCAAAGAATTATATACCAAATTCGATGCTTCGGCTAATATTGAAAAAGAAAATAATACTTCCCTGGAAGAAACAGCTGAAAAATCAGATTATTATGATGATGTATCATTAACATAGAGGATTGAATTTGAATTACAAGAGAAAAAAAGCAAGACGTAATGTAAGATGTACCCTTTGCACGGAACTTAGATGGCTAGGTAACAATCACGGAAGACGCAGACATTCAGACGCAAAGAATATGGGTTTGATGTCTGCTAAAAGGGTTGAGAATTACAGGCATAGAATAGGAATAGATGACACATGAGAAATTTATTATTAACGTTCATATTCATGGCGATGTTAATGGCGTACTTAATAATAACATTTACATATAAGTTTATGTAGGTGTTATAAATAATAAAGTAATTGCCGAAAGGGATTACTACTCGACCAATGTTGGTCATTACAACTTGCTTAATAAGGAGCTACTATGCTAAACGAATTTGCTAGACCACTTTTAGGATTTCCCTACAACCAATTCTCTGTTGGGATGGATAAGGTTTTTCATGAACTTGAAAACATTTCCAATCTAAATCAACCTAAATATCCTCCATATAACATCATAGAAAAATCCGATGATATGTATGTTATCGAACTGGCACTCGCGGGTTTCTCTAAAGATGAAATTCAGGTTGAATATTATGATTCAAATGTTATCGTTAAATCTAAAGATCAGCCAGAATTAAAAAACAATGAGAAAACCGTGGAATATCTCCATCGTGGTATATCAAAACGTAAATTTGAAAGAGTTTTTAAAATTTCTGAAAATATAGAAATATCATCAGTCAAGATGGAAAATGGTATGTTATATATCGACCTTGAAAAAATCATACCAGAAAACAAAAAACGAAGAACTATGGATATTAAATAGAAAATTAATCGCACAATAGCGATGGGAAGATTATTATGAAATTATTATTGTATATTGTATTATTTGTTATGTTTATGAATTATTATACAGAATTTAAAAGGTGCTTGAATCACACTCCTGACATATCCTATTGTGCGACCTTTCCTTCTGGGAATGCTCATAGTTCTGACGGACACACGCATCAATAAAGTTTACAATTATATATTAATGTTATATAATTAAATTATATTTAAAAAGAGGTGAAATGAATGAATTTATCAAAAAAGACTCTAGAAGTCTTGAAAAACTTTGCGACTATCAATTCGAATTTTTATTATTCGGGTGAGGGGA